ATCCAGCCGAATACGGCCAAGATTATCAGCAGGCATACTGTTCTCCTCTTCAGGGTTAAAAGAAACGGCATCATGCCGGTCAAGATTAAGGCGGGCATTACCTGCACGACCCCGCGGAACGATTGCAAGATGATTGATCCGAATGTTTCGTTGGATCGCATCATACTCCTGGCCGTTCCACACACCAGGCGTCTCTTCAAGATCCACCTTGTAACCGAGCGACAGCTCACGCTTGCCGCCCTTGAGAATCTTGTCAATCACCTCACCATCGTGAATGATGATCGGTGCGACCACATTCTCTCCGTCCTGGCGCCCTTCGCCCTGCATGGTGCCCACCAACAGGCGCTTCGCGTTCTTCGCTGTGACGGGTTCGCTAGGATGCCCGTCGGTGATTGGTTTGCCTGCAAAGCTCTTCAGGGAGTCGGTGTTGAACACTTCCTCCGGAGGTCGTAGTTCTCGGCGGATCGTGCCGTCGGCATTCTTATAGAGCTGAATGCCTACGCGACCAACGATCGGCGTGTCAATCAAATACCCCTCGTCAGTGCGAGTAGCTTTGATTTCAGTACGGTCGTATCGGATCGCTTCCATGGTCAGGAGTATATGCGGGGTTGATTCAATAACGCAAGGCCCTTTATTCATCAAGTCTTCTGACCCTGACAAAAGTCTTTCCATTCTCCGTTCTGACGTTGATCACTTCAAACCTTGTTCCAGCGGGCAAAAGAACTTCTTTTTCACTGGTGATTGAAGACACCTCTCTACTGAGCATAGGAAGAGCTTTTGACGTTGCTTTGTTTTCAATCTCAAGAACAACACCCTTTCCTCTCGCATAAGAATCTAAAACAACTTCTTTCGAAAGGCTTGTTGAGACAAATGCTTTGTCGGACAGTATGACCCCGGGCTTGAGATCTGCCACAGAAATTCCATACTCAGACAAGAAAGTTCCCCTATATAGCAAGACATTTCTTCCAACCGATGATTTATCTATGGCTGATGATATATTTCGTACCGCGGATTCTAGTTTTTCAACAGTATGCCCAGGAGCAACTTTTCCATTCCTCAAGTATTGATTGACATAGGCATAAGAATAATCGTATCCGCTTTCTGAATAGCGCCTTACTGCGGAAACTTCCTCGCTCCCCAATGCGGAGATCTGACGTCTATATGTAGCAGATTTTTCAATAGCAGCAATGTCATCGTCAGTCAGCGAATCGTATGTCTCGGGAGGCTGGTCTGTAGGCGCACTCCCATCAGATTCGTCCCATACCGCCTCAGCACGACACCGGCAACGCACCTCCTGGCCTGGGTGCACACCGCCTGCGCCTTCCTTCCAGGAATACACGTTGCCGTTGCGGGCGGCGTGCTCGGGCCTTACGCGGCTATCCTGCACGCTGCGCCATATATACCGCTCAACGCCTACGCTCTGCAACCGGTAGCGCGTAAGGTCAGCGTTCAACTTCAAAATCTGGTCTTGTGCAATCAGCTTGGCACGATAGTCGGTGACACCGTAACGAGCCTTGATCTGGTCTTTGATGTCTTTTACCGACTGCCCGTTCATTACCCCGCGACGAACAATACCCTCGAGCTCCGAGTGCAACCGCGTTGGCAATGATTTGATAAGAGACGTATTCTCTCGGATCCAACCTTCCGCAAGCGGTTGCAGGAACGGTTCGCTGCGGAACACATTTACACCGAGTAACGACGACGCTGGTGCACCCGGCATAACGGGAGGCAGAGTGAGTCCGGTGTTCGCCTTCACAACGAGCTTGAATTGCCCCTCGTTGAATTTGCTGACAGCAGCGAACATTCCAGGCAGCTTAGTGACCACACTGCCCAGCGCATCCAGGGCCAGGCGTTCAAGCTCCGCCATCAGCGCGTCAAGCGAATCAATCCAGGAGTCAGCGCGTGACTCCACCTTGTACTGAACGATCACGTCGTCAATGCGCGGCAGCAGTACGCGATTGACGTCTGCCTGCAACTGCTTCGAGTAGCGCAACAGAAGACGGACGTATTCGCGCTCCTGGCTGTCAGGATTGTTGAACGTCGTTTTCTTGGCCATTTCCAGCGCCCTGCGGGGGTGTGGTCATTTCGGGAGCTTCAGGCTCTTCCACTTCCGTCTCGGGCATGGTATCGACGTCGTCAATGACATACCCTTCGTCCGGCAGCATCTTACGAATCTCGCTCGCGTCCAGCGCCCCAATGTTGTTCAGGATCTCGAAGGTCTGTGCTCGCTTGTAATCCGTCTCCGCCACATCCTTGCGCGACGGTACGGACAGCGGGTTGAACTTGATGAGATAGTCCTCGCGGTATTTGCCCATGACGTGGAGCTGCACCGTCACCAGCTTGTCCAGCGCGGGCAGAAGGATGGTGTTTTGGCTTTGGCCGATCTTCGCGTACCAGTTTTCCAGATCCGATTTACCAGTGCTGTTTAAGCCGCCTTGCTGCCGACCAAAGAGCAGGGACTCGGGTATGCCCGTCACCGCACTCAAAGCGAGCCCCAGGCGATCCATAATGTCAGCAACGCCCGAAAGCGGAGTGCTCTTGAGGTCGTACGTTTCAGCGGAGTCAATGACAATCGTGTTGTTGATGGAACGGGTCATATCGACCAGATCCACACGCTTCTTCACCAGTGCCTCACCGCCAGGGCTGCGCAGCAGGTTCGTGAGCTCAGGAATGCCGTGGATGGCTTGCTGCGCACGCTCGAGCAGTTGGTTCGCCCAATAGTGCGCCATTCCTAAGCGGGTGAGCTGGTCATAACATTGTTGCAGCTTGCTGGCGCCCCACCCGTCATTTCGTTCGCGGATGCGGTCAGGTACAGGCACACCATCAAACACAAGGCAGCGCGACTCATGCACGATGTAAGGCGTTCCCTCGATTGGCGACACCATGTAGAGCTCCGTCTTACCGAAGCGCATGTCGTTTGGGTCGAGGTACTTCCGATAATGGGTCACCTGCCAGCGGTCATAGACTCGCAACTGCTCCAAAGCCTTGGCCCGCTCAACTTGAAGGGGTTCTTCAAGGGTTCCACCATCGTTGATCAGCATGACCACAAGGGAGCCTCCGTACAGGCTGGCCCAGCGCATCGCGTCACACAGCTTCTCAAGGGCTTGCACACCCTCCAGCTCCGCTCGGACGGCACTATCGTTTTCCACGCCCTCAATGACATAACCCGCTCGCACCATTTCCTCAGCGGGCAGATCGATAATGCGGCGTGCAAAGCCGTCACTCTCGTACAAACTTTCGAGCTCGGTGTAGTGCAGCAGTCGAGGGGTCACTGCTCGCGTGTATGCACTGCGATCGTTCTTGGTGCCGACGTTAAGAAAAACGTTCTCATACGGACCGTCGTCCCGCGTCTGCGTGGTTTGTTCGCTCATAACATAGCCTCTAGATCAAACTTGCAACCCATCACCAGCTCGTTGAATGCACGCGATGCCGCATCAACCTGATCTTTCGTTCCGTTCGGGAAGATGGTGATTTCCTCAAAGAATGCGTCGTTCCAGTCAGCTTCCAGAATATCGACGTTACCCGCTTCCGCTTGTGCAGCCAGCGGGGCGGCCCGCGTAACCTTGTCTCCGCTTTCCGCGCTCGCCGTCACAGTATATCCCGCCAACTGCTGAATCAAGTATGAGGTCTGGGCCTTACCTGCCTGTCCTGGGTCTTGCGGAATCGAGATCTTGCAGTCGTACCCGTCCCGGCTTGCGGTATTGACTAGCAGGCGTTCAACACCGGCAGCAGACTTCCGATCACGCACGACGTCGGCGATGATAAATCGCCCGTCCTTTTGACGCCCAATCTTGACGCCCACAGTCCAGTCACCACCGCCCTCCGTTGCAGCCAAGTCCCATCCACGGACGAAACGTGTGCCAGCAGGTATGGCCCGCACAACGGGGAACCATGCACGCTTGAACATACCACCTTCGCGTGGCGCTGGTCGCTGCTGGAGCTGCCCTGCCGCTGCATAGCTGCCCATGGTCTTTTCAAGCGCCTGGACCGTTGCCTCCGGGAACCTCTCAGGGAATAGCAGTTCACCCTCCACTGTGCGAGGGTCACGGAAGCCAATGCTCGTTACACAGCGACGTTCAGATTCGAAGCGCATGGGCAAGCAGAGATGAACGTAACCGAGATCGCGCTTCAGGATGATGCCGCTGGTGTCCTTTTCGTGCAGACGCTGCATAATGACCACAATTGCCGAATCGTCGTTATTCACCCGCGTGGGCAGTGCTTCCGTGAAAGTAAGTTCAGCGGCACGCAAGTCGGCATCGCTGTTCGCATGGTCCACTGATAACGGGTCGTCCAGAATAACGCGGTCGCCTCGCGAACCCGTCATACTGGTGAAGGCCATCGCCTCGCGAAAGCCCGTGCGATCGTTCTCGAACTTTGTCTTGGCGTTCTGGTCACCCGTCAGCTTCACGGGCCAGCGTTCCTGATACCAGTCCGACTGAATCAGGCGACGACATTTCAGATTGTCCCGCACCGCCAAATCTTGCTTGTGTGCTGTGCCAAGGTATCGCAGTGACTGCTTGCCCTTTGGCCCCCATTCCCAAGCGGGCCACAGCACACCGGTGAGCAGCGACTTCATGCAGCCCGGAGGCACGTTCATGAGCAGGCGCTTGATGTCACCGCGTGTCACCGCTTCGAGGTGTTCGCAAATAGCATCAAGCGACCATCCCCATTTCAACTCGGTCGCGGGCTCCAGCACATGCCAGGCCATCTTGACGAACTCCGCAAAGGAACGGCCTGCAAGCTCACGCTCAATATCGATGAGTCTGGTCTTAAGAAGCATTCGCCTTCGCCATAAGCGCGTGCAACTGCTTGAGCTCTTCCATGCTGAGGTTGCTCAAGTCCTGTTGTTCAGCCTCTACCTTCAGCTCGGTCTTAACTGGCGCCTCGATGCCAATGATCTTGGCGAGCTGCGTCAGTGCGGCAACACGGGCCGAGCCGCTGTTGGACCTGTTGTAAGCCTCACGGTACAAGCCAGCCACAATCCTCTTGCGATGCTGGTCTTCCTCGGTAAGGATACCGAACTCCGCTTCCTTCTCTTTGATGAGCTTCAGCGTGTAAGGTTCCGCGAGGAATTGCTTGGCGTACTGCCGCGCGAATGCTTCTTGGTAGCCAAGCCGAATGGCTGCTGCGATCGCATCGTAGTCGGCCAAGTATTCCTCAACAAAGCGTTGGCGCAAGGTGCGCTCCTGCTTCGTCAAAGTTTCTGCCATCTCGCTCACGCTAATACTCCGAAAGAATGTTAATTCCATCGGAGTATAGCGAAGCTGGAATCAATCTAACAAGTGGGGGGCTCAGACTCGCGGAACTTCACCCGCAACCAGTTTCCGCTTGACCCATTGCTCGAACCATCCCAGGAACGAATCCCAATCCATCTCGGCGCGGGCTTGCTGCTGGGCCCCACCGGGCAACGGTAGCCACACCAGCGTCACACAGCGCCACTTCTTTCCGTTCTGGCGATACAGGAGCACAGGGTGCTCACCGTTGTCCTTTGCAGCGGTCTCGCACTGCTTCCACCACGCGTTGATGGACAGTTGCTCCTGGCGCTTCACCTCGATAGCGAGCCCGAACGTATTCGACAAGTCGCTGCCACCAACTGCGCTCTGATTCTGGTTGCGCTGGACGATCGGTTTGTCGGGGAGCGGAAAGCCCCCATCGGTCATCAGCTTGCGAATAATTGGCTCCAATGCGCGCTGGATCTCGCGCTCCCCTTCCTGCCCCTTCTGCCTGATATTGATTGCCATCTTTGCTCCTGTAGAAAATGTGATTGCCCCACCGACCGACGCGATCCATGGACTTGCGCCAATATGGCCGGACTTTGACTTCGTGATAATGGGTTGCGCCACGTGTGAAGTCTTCCATGTAGAGCGCCTCGCGTGCGGACTGCTCCGCACGCTTCCATTCCCGGCTGGTGCGGTCGGGGTGCTTGCCGGGTAGAAGAACCCCGTCCCGCGTGTCGGTGATGGTCCAGCTGAATTGCTTGTGCTCAAACACAACGTCACAGACGTCTTTTTCAAAACCGCTCCGATATACCCTATTGAGCGTGACCAGTGCCACGGCGTGCTGGCCCACAACGGGCTCCCCGCGCGCTTCCTTGAACACGTTGAGAGCCAGGCAAGTAAGAGCGATCTCGAAGCCAGTCATTCTTCTTCCTTGTTGTTCAATAGGAACCGCAATTCTACACGGAGAGCAGCTTCCCGCAACTTGCTCGGGCTTGCCTGCTTCATCACTTCCAGAGCGATGGCGCAGAACGTCTCAAGCTCGGCACGTTCTTCGTCACCCCATCCAATCAGGCCCGCGATACATTCGCGCAGACGCTCGTTCTTAAACTTCGACGCCTGCTCTACAAGGTACTCCAGATCCTCACGTGGCAAGGTAGCCCGCTCATGCAGCAGCTCTCGACACCGCTGAGTCCAGTAGGTAACGACCGCCAACTGGAACTCGCGGGACTTAAGCTGTTCAGAAATCTTCCGAGCCTTGAATGTCATCCCAATCTCCTACCACGCCCATACTTCCCATAGGCGTCTAACATCCGATCAATGAACTGCACCACCGCAGGGCGACGCACAATCCACCATGCCCGCAAGCGTGAGCACCACTGTGCGTTAAACAGTCGGCGCAGCAGGTGGGAGCGCAGAACGCGCCTCGTCACGCACTGACTCGCGTCCGAACCGGCGCGCACGATCTTCCAGCCGCTGGATGTGCTGCTCATAGGTCACTGGCGCGGGCTTGGCCTGCTCCTGCTTCGGCTTTCGCCTGTTCTGCGTACTTGCGTTTCAGGAATGCGATAGCATCAACGGCATCGCTGCCGTGTTGATCCAGGTTGAATCCAAGTCGCTCAAGAGGCTCTAGCCAACTGTTACCGGTCAGGCCGCGAAACTTATTGTCCACCCCATCGAGCACGCGCGCCAACATCAGGCGGTTGTGAAGATTGGTAAATTCGGTGCCCAGATTCTCGTCAATCCACTTCGAGGAAGGCAAATTCCGGTACTCTTCCTCGTTCTGCGCTTCCTTCTTGCGTTTCGCTTCGGCCCCT